GCTAACGCTTACGGCAACGGTTGGTCCAGCTTCTGGCAACTTCTACATCCAGGTGGAAAACGAAGTCCAGTTGGTTACGGGCGGTCAGGGCACGACCCTTGCTACCGTGACGCGCGGTGCTCTCGGCTCCTCTGCCGTTGCTCACGCGATTGGTGCAGTTGTCACGTCCGGTGCCGACGGTCTTGCAAACACCAACGCCTCCTTGGGCGGCCAAACGGCGACCTATGCGAACACCACGGCAAAGGGTGGCAGCATGTTCGCTCACGCGGACTTCGCTGGTATCGCATTGGCTGTTAACGACTCGATCGCGTTTACCTGGAAAGACCAGCTTACCTAAAAATAGACTACAAAAAATAATGAGGCGTAACAGCCCGTCTAGAGATTGGAGAACCATCCATGACGGTAGCATCCTATGATCCCGGAGTATTTGACGTAGCCACTCTTGAAGAGGCTAAGGATATCATCCTCTGTCCTGAAGAGGGGCAATCGGTCGAAGCGCGGTGGCGCCGCGAAACTCCGTATCTTGTCGAACTGATCCAACAGCATTTGCCTATCACCAAAGATAGCGTGCTGTTGGATTACGGCTGTGGGATTGGGCGACTCTCCCGCGAGCTGATTTTGAAAACGGGTTGCAAAGCGATTGGTGTTGACTTCTCAGTCAATATGCGCGCCTTTGCTGCCAACTACGTCGCACTTCACCATTTTTATGCTTGTGACAAGGCGATGCTCAATCCGGGCTGCGCTGATTTTGCGCTGTCTGTCTGGGTGCTTCAGCATTGCCTGTTTCCGGCTGACGATATCCTCGCAATCAAGAATGCGCTCAAACCTGGTGCGCTGTTCTTCGTTGTGGACGATCGCAGGGTCGTGCCTACCAATTTGGGTTGGGTTAAAGATACAGCTGATGTGCAGGCATTGCTACGCGAACATTTTGTGTTCGTGAAGAAAATAGAATTGTCAGGTGATCACATCACGCATCACCTTGCTGCGCGCACAACCTGTTCCGTATTCCAGAAGCTTTAAATGCAGCTTTCTCTACCATGGAGGTACGGTCAGTCCAAACCGTTCGGATCAATTCCACGGATAAACTGGTCGCATCCGATTACTAACAACCTTTGGTCATGCATCCTGCCTGCCTCAAATGGCGATCCGCAGTTAAATGCGCAGCAGCAGCAGAGTTCATGGACTAAACCTGCGATAGTCGGTTCTTTTATTTTTGGCACAACGCCTGTAGGGCTTGGGCTTAGGACAAATTACGGCGGTACTCACGGCTCAGTAGGAAACGTTTGGACTAAGACAAGCATCCCCGGCACCGGAGCTGGTGACTTCACAACCTGCTGTTTGGTTTATGTCAATACTACGACCGTCGTTAATGGTGGCGCTCCAATCCTTGGCGATTTTTTCGGGCAGACAGCTTCAGATGCATCGCCTGATCACGGATATTTCATACAGGGCGCGACTCCTACTTTTACCGCTTATACGCAGGGAACAAACTTTACAACATCGCCGACTATCGTGGCGGGCAAAGTGTATGCCCTGATGTTCACAAGGTTGGGAACCGCCTGCACGTTCTACATTAATGGCATTTCGCGTTCGACTGGAACTAGTAGCCTTGCGGTATATTCATCCGCAACAAGTCGTTACTATTTTGGCGTCTATGACGCTGACGGCACCACCAATCAATCCGACGTTACAATTCTTTTTGCGGGAGGATGGAACAGGGCGCTGACGGCAACAGAAGCGATGTCTTGGGCACAAGACCCTTACGGCTTCCTGATCTATCCTGAGGACGAGATGTTCCTGCTGGGCCGCGTCCCGCCTTTCAAACTAGATACGCAAAAAGACCTAATCATCAGCATGCACTAAAAGGAGATATGAATGGCCTATTATGACACGCTGATCAGCGCGTGGAATGGAGGGACGCAGCCACCCGCCGGCGTGACAGGTACGGCGCTGACCGCACAAATGACTACCGCGCAAAAACTCGCCGCGATAAATGGATGGACTGTTACGGGAGCATCTAAACCGGCTGTCTTGTCACCATCTCAAATTCTCAACGCCATCGTGTTCGCTGACCTTGCTGCACTAACGCAGTTGCAGGTATCGCAGTTGACCTTGCTTCTCGCAGGCAGTTCAATTGATGCGTCAGTAGGTACACCGATCCGAGCTGGCATTCAAGCCCTATTCGCTGGCAAGACCACGACATTGGCGCAACTCGGCACATTGGTGGCACCCTTCGACTCACCGACGATCAGTTGGACTAGTTCGCACGGCTATCCAAATTTGACACAAATAGATGCGACCAATGCGGGGCTGACCTGATGCCTACAAATTTTCTAGAAGCAAGTAGCTTCCTCGTTAGCCCGTTCAACTTGATGACGACGGAGCTAAACACGCTCGCCGATGCCAACAGCGCCACATCGTCCGTTGGCGGCTCGTCTGGTGTGTTTAACCAAGGCAACACATCGCAAGGCATCTGGGGTGTCGCCCACTTCAAATCAGGAGGAGCGTTTACTCCTGCCGCAGGTGGTTATATCGCGGGATGGTTCCTGTATTCGCCAGATGGTGGTTCGACGTTTGAAAAAGTGGTGTCAAATACGGACATGCCGAGGTCTCCAGACTTCACCATACCACTGTTCAACAGCGCCTATGCCTCGTCCGATATTTCGCAATCGTCGGGCATCATTCGATTGCCATGGTGGTCGTGGAAGCTATTCGTTATGAGCCACGCCGGCGCGAGCATGCCGTCATCTGGCAACGTCATTCAACTTGGTTCGTTGGCAATTCAGTATTGATGCACACTAATGTGGCAACAGCCAGACTGGAGAAATCGAAACAAGGTATACACCGATCTGGGGTTGCTCGGTCGGGTGGGCTTGCTTTGGGTTGATGAGAAGAGAGATTTTGGTTGGGCTCGCGATTGGTATCTGTACCATATCCTTGATGATGGTCAAGTTGAAACGCAAATCTACCTCAAGCAAAATTTCCTTGAGGCAACGACAGGTTCTAACCAGACCTACACGTCGGATTCAACGTGGAACAATTCGAGTAACACGGTTGAAACAGTAGGAGCGGGTGCGGCGGGGGCGCACGGCGCCTCAACAACGACTGGCGGTGGCGGTGGTGGCGGTGGTGCTTATAACAAGATAACGAACTTCAGCTTTGCCACACCTGGTACAACGACCGCGACATATCAGGTCGGAACGGCTGGCGTCCATGGTGGCACCTTTCCGCAAAACGGCGGGGACACATGGTTTAATGGTACCACGCTTGCGGGTTCGTCGGTCGGATCAAAAGGTGGCGCATCGCCTGCGACGAATACGACGGCGACGGGAGGCACAGCGGGGCTTGCATCAGCAGGTATTCCCACCACATCTCCACCAGCGCGTGATGGTGGCGCGGGTGCGGCAGGCGCCAGTGCTACGGCGGGTGGTGGTGGAGGCGGTGCCGGAGGACCAACTGGTGTTGGAGGCGCGGCATCGGGTACAACAGGCGGCACAGGTGACGGTGGTACAGTAACGGCTGGCGCCGCAGGTAATCCGGGTACCTCATTCAAGGGATCACAATTTACCGGTTCTGTTGCAGGCGGTATTGGTGGTGGAGCAGGAGGGTCAAACGCATCTGGTGGTACGGGCGGTACTGCGATCGGCTATGGCGGCGGTGGCGGCGGTGGATCGCGAAGCACTGGAACGGGCGGTGACGGCTTTAAGGGCATAGTGGTCCTGACATGGGTCGCGACCAACCTTAAGGCAATAACCACTATTAGCTCTGCAAGTAGCGTCAAAGCGACAAAGCAGATAACAGCGGCGCGTGCTATTAGTCCAATATCGTCCGCTAGCGCCGTTACCTCTGCAAAGAAAATCAGCGCCGCGCGTGCAGTTGGTTTATTTTCGTCAGCGCAATCTGTATCGTTGCTTAAGACCGTAACGAAGTTTTTATCAGTCGCGTTTGGTGAGGGTGTATCATTAGCAAGGTCAGTAAGCCATTTAAAGAGCATAGCCCTGTCCATGCCTTCTGTAAATACCGGCGTGATGACGCTGACCAGGTCCGTTTCAGGTACAGGCAATGCGCAAAGCGTATCCCTACTGAAACAGGTTGGTCATATCATCGCTGTCGCTTGGACAGAATTGGTTACGCTCGCGCACACGTTCATAAGCGGAGGAGGAGCGCACTCACAGGCGATTAACATATCTAGTCCATCTGTCGTGTCGTTGATGCGTAGCATCGCACACATCATTTCCGTTTCTAGTGCTGAGGTTATAACGCTAGCACGCTCTATCGCGCACGCAATCTCGCTGATTATGGCTGAGGCCGTGACGAAGATCGTGAGCGTATTTAAGACCCTAAGTCTATCAAATGCACAGACGGTGACGCTAGCACTAATAATGGCTTACGCTCGTACCATCACAATAACGATGTCTGAGTCTGTGACGCTAACGCGGCTCATGGCCTATCTGCGAACTATTACAGTCAGCATTGGTGAAACGGTTACGCTAGCCAAGCTAACGGCCCATCTACGAACGATCGCAGTCAACATCGGCGAAACGATAACGCTGACGCGTCTAAGTTCGTTCCTTCGCACTATCACGATTGCGATGGCCGAGTCCGTGACGTTAAGCAAGGTCCTTACCTTTCTCCGCACGATCCAGGTCAATATCGGGCAGAGCATAACGTTAGCTAGCCTCGCGACGCATCTTCGAACGTTGACTGTGAGTATTGGAGAAACAGTCACGCTGGCGAAGGTTGCGGCGCATCTGAAAACCTTGACGGTCAATATCGGTGAGACTGTAACGCTCACCCGTATCATGGCCTATCTGCGAACTTTAAATGTTTCGATTGGTGAAACTGTCACGCTGTCCCGCGTCAGTGCCTACCTTAGAACCATTATCGTCAGCATTGGCGAAACGGTAACACTATCGGCAACGAGAGCATTCCTGCGAACTATCTCGGTTACGCAATCGCAGCTTGTGTCGCTGATCCGATCGACTGCCCATGCAATATCTGTTGCGTTGAGTGAAGCGGTAACACTCTCTCGCGCTACCGCGTATCTGCGAACATTGACTGTGTCTATCGGCGAGGTGGTGACACTAACGCGCGTCATGTCTTACCTTCGGACGATCACAGTCAACATAGGAGAAACTGTAACGCTGACGCGTGTCGTGGCTTACCTTCGTACCTTGAGTGTGTCGATTGGTGAGGTTGTCACGTTAGCGCGTGCCGCGACAAAGCTAAAAACGTTGACCGTGTCAATCGGCGAAACTGTAACGCTAACCCGCATCATGTCGTACTTGCGGACGCTGCTTGTGTCGATTGGTGAAACTGTCACACTGACACGCATTAACGCCTATCTGCGAACGTTGACCGTAAACTTCGGTGAAACGGTCACACTGATTAAATCAATTGGCCATGCCATTGCAGTTAGTAGCGCGGAGTCCGTGACGCTATCCGCATTGAAGGCCTTCTTGCGAACAATAACCCTGAGTATCGGCGAAACGGTCACGTTAACCCGCATCATGGCATATCTTCGCACCATCACAATAACGATGGCTGAAGTTGTAACGTTGGCGCGTATCATGGCCTACCTGCGGACGTTGACCGTAAGCATCGGTCAGACTGTGACGTTAATGCGATCGATCGCGCACGCCATATCTATCGCGCAATCGCAACTAGTTTCTTTGACCAAATCAGTCGCGCACGCTATCTCGATAATCAGTGCATCTTTGGTGACGCTCATCCATACGCCTGTGAAGGCATTCACTGTATTGTGGAGTGAAGTCGTAACACTTAGGAATTCGATTGCGCATATCGTGAACGTAGCACAAGCGCAGGCGTTGTCGCTTATTCGATCGATTGCGCACACCATCACGCTGACGATAAATGAAGCTGTTCTAGCGTTAACAAAGGCACCAAACCCTAAAACAATTTTGATCTCGTCAGCCGAGTTGGTCACGCTTGCACATCTCAAGATAAAATTGCAGGCGATCACGATAACGCTTGGATCATTGGTAACACTGATCCGCTCTGTTGCGCATAACATCGCATTGAGCACTGCCCCACTTGTGACGCTAACCCGGTCTGTGGGCCATGCAATTTCCGTTGCCTGGTCTCAATTGGTCACATTGAGCCGCATTGCCGCCCACCTTCGTACCATCACAGTAACGATGGGCGAAACGGTTACGTTAACGAAGCTCAAGGCGAAACTACAATCGATCAATATCACGCAAGCGTCGATTGTAACCCTTATTCGTTCCATTGCGCACGCTATCACTGTTCAATCATCGTCGATCGTGACCCTGATGCGATCGGTTGGTCATAACATCAGCATGACCTCGGCTGAAATCGTCACCCTGACGCGGCAACGCCTTGCTACGATACTGATCAGCTCTGCACAACTCGTGACGTTGCTCCGATCGACCAGACATCTTGTAAACCTGACAACATCTAGTCTCGTATCGCTCAGGCGTTCAGTTGCGCACATCATAACCACGCTGATCTCGCAACTAGTTTCATTGTCAACGGGATCGCAGAATAGGCAACAACAAATCAATGTGGCGATTGGCGAGTTGGTATCACTTACAAAGCGCATTCCGCAAGATATCGCGGTTGCTCTGAACCAATTGGTGACGTTGACCAAGATCGTTGGCTCACATCTTTCGACGTTCATTGGTCAGACTGTCACGCTTAGTTTTACAAAGGCAGCACGGAAGACACTGAACATTCTATCTGGTCAATTGATCACGCTAAGGCGTACTTCTGCACACCTGATCTCGTTTGTGTCCCCCCTTGTTCAGTCATTCACAGCAGGTTCTGCACAAACGTTTGAGTTTATTATCGGCTCTGGGCAGTCCGTTCGTATCGCCTTTACCAAGTTCCCGCCGATCGTATTGCGCGCGATCGTGCAATCGCTGTTCACGTTGTCTAGCTACATCCAGTCCAATTTCACACTGCAGGCATCAGTGCCTGACGAGAACGTGGAATTGAAAGGCAGTGTTGCTGATACACCGCAACTTCGTGCCGAAGTTCCTGATCCGAATTTTCCACTTAGGGGCGAGGAGGCTCCATAATGCCCGCACTAGCACAAGACGTCACGCTGTGGCAGGGTGACACGCACGTTCTAACATTCAAGGTTGACGATGGCAACAACAATCCGATTGACCTGACGGGTGCAACAGGTCGTTGGTGGGCTGCTAAGAAGGCAACGTCAACGGGCTTGGATATCTTCATCGAGAAGGGAACCGCTGCGCATACCATGTCATTCTCATTCAACGGAGGCGATGGCTTCTGGTACGCGATTGTGCCAATCAATCCTCCCGATACACAGAACATTCCTCCAGGCAAATGGTATCACGAGTCAGAGATCATCACGCAAGGTGGTGTCGTGGCCCGTGGCTCGATTGGTAAATTCAATGTCAATCCGTCGTTGATTCCCGCGAGCCTTGGCTGAAGTATGATTATAAAAACAACGGAGGCGTAAAATGGAAAACAGAAAGTCTTGTGGGTTTTGTGATGCGTGGTCGGAAATTCCCGGACATCCCGATGTTGGTGTTTGCAGGGCGAAGTCCCCGACACCGTATGTCGTGGGCATGCAGCAGGGATCAGTGAAAGGTCTCGGCGGGCAACGAACGGCTAGTCCTGTTGTCGCGACGGTCTTCCCTGAGATGCCGCGATCGGGTTGGTGCAGGGATTACATAATGGACATGTCCAAAGTCCCTCTTACTACGCCTACCCTAAAGCCATTTTCGTTTGAACTAGGGGAACAAAAAATTGGCGATCCCATCATACCCTGATCTGGCTATTCCAATTCGGACGGCGATTATCAACAACGCCGCCATCATGACGAATATGCCTGATTACAATGGTAACGATAATGTGTTCTCGAGGCGCCCGATACCCGTCGATGCGCCCTCGCCACAAATCGTCATCGGACCAGATATCTCGAATATAGACAGCGGCGGTCTGATTGATCAGCATCTGTTCATCAAGCGCGATATTGCGATTTATGGTACAAATGACACGGCCGAACGTTATCGATTGACAGAGGCCGTCGCATTTGCTGTGAGGAACTTATTCCATCGCAATAAGAAAGCCATCACGGTTTCAGGATGGAATGTTGTCAACATTTGGACCGTAGGGCCTACGTTCGCGCCAGTCGATACTCCTGACAAGGACGTAGCCCGGAACGTCAGGCTGACAATCGAGCTGATTGCCGCTAGTTTCTAAAGTAAACCCGGTCCTCGTTGGTGACCGGGTGTTCTGTGCCCCGATGTAGGGGTAGCGAAGGTTACCAAGCAAATGCTGACGATTGAGATGAGCTCAATGGACGAGATGATCAGGCTGGCTCGCGTTAGTGCGAATGACTTCAGCTCTGAGTTCATCCAAGACCTCAATAACGAGATCATCATGACCACGCCTGTGGACCTTGGTCATTTGCGGGGTTCGTGGGTCGCGTCCCTGAATGAACCTCCGGAAGAGGTTGGACTTGGCCCCGCGGATCCGTCTGGTGGTGCGACAATGGCGAATGTCAATGCTGTCGCCACAACGATGACGCTGGGCGACATCTACTACCTCGTCAATACGGCCGCCTATGCGGCGCGCCTCGAATATGGATTTTTTGGCACTGACAAGTTAGGCCGAAAATATTCACAAGCTGGGCGGGGCTGGGTAGCCGCTGCTGTCGCAAGGGCACAAGACATCGCGTTAGCTGCGATTGCAAAGATCAAAGCACGCGGATGACCTACATTGAAATTTTCATTCTAGTCTTTGCGGGCTCGGGTTTGACCGGCTTAGCAATGCGGATTAATTGGCTTCGGATTGGCGTCGAAACTGATGTGAAGATCCTGAGCCAACGTGTCGAAACGTTGCAAAAACGTCTCGACGCACTGGAACGGAAATCTGCACTTCCAAAACATGACCCATTGAAGAGTTTTTTGACTCTCTAAGCTTGGTGGGGCAACCACCTCACCTTTTCTGTGCCCCAAAGGCACGCAACGAAGGAGATAGGGCACATGCCTGTTAATACGTCATCTGGTAGTAAAATCTACATCGGTCAGGACAACGTCGTCCATCCCAATGCGCAAACGGACTCCGATTACGTTCTGATCGGTTTCGTTGCGAACATGGGTGAGTTCGGACGCGTGTTTGGTTTGATCACGTTCGATGATCTTCCCACTCGTGCAACCCTGAAGTTCAAAGGCCAGATCAACGACGGTAAGCTGTCGTTGGACATCGGCCGCGCTCCTGAAGACGTTGGTCAGGCCGCGTGCCGCACGGCGCTCGCCTCTGACCACGACTACAACTTCAAGGTCACGCTCAACGATGCGATCACCACGACTCCCACGACCTTCTACTTCCCGGCGAAGGTCATGACCTACACGGCCAACGTTGGCGGCCCGACCCAGGTCGTGCGCGCCCGCATGGACGTGGAAATCAAGTCGAACTCGATTATCGAGATCGCTGCAAGCTAATAGTCCAAAACAAAAACATATGGAGGCGTAAATGGACTTGAGTGCATTCGAAAAAGCTGCTGAAGAAGGCTCCTTGCTGTCGCTGAAGGATCCGGCGGGCAAGGCCCTTCTTCAGGATAATGGTAACCCCGTGACCATCATGCTCGCTGGCACGGAGTCACCGCGTTGGACCAAGGCGATGGACAATTTGCAAAATCGTCTGATGGCCTCGAAAGAAAAACGGGACGCGCATGATTTGCGCAACGATCGCGCAAGTCTACTTGCCGCAGTGACGTTGGATTGGGATGGCATTGTCGTTGATGGCAAACCATTGCAGTACACGCCTGCTGAGGCAAAGAAGCTTTACATTCGTTTCAAATGGTTGGCAGATCAGGTTGATTCCTTTATCGCAGCCAAGGAAAATTTCTTACCGGCCTCGTCTGCAGATTGATTGATGTAGCCGAGGCCAATTTCCGTTTGGACATATCTGACGATAAGGGCATAACCCGGCGGCAACAATTGCAGGACGCGGAGGCCCTAGGAAGGTCCGATGGCTCAGACTGGAAGCCCGAAGAACCACCATACCAATTGGTCTACATTTGGAAGTGGTTTTTAGAACTTCATATCGGCAGGCATTTTGGCCCACATGGTGCCGAGCCGATTTCCTATCACGACATGCTTGCGTGGTCGAAGCTCACTGATCGTATTCTCGGTCCATTCGAGATTAAAACGATCAGACAGCTCGACCAACGTTATTTTTATGTGCTGCGCAATCCTGATGCTGCAGGACCGCTAGACAATAATCAAGGCACTGAGCAACAACTTGCGGACGCTCTGCGTTCAATGGCTAAGCGTGGCAATGCAAACGAAAGTAAGGGCGGGGTTCAGGCCCTTACCGTGGGAAACAAATAAATGGTCGATCTCGCAACAGTTGGCGTAGCATACGATTCCGGGCCGCTTAAGCAGCTTGGTGCTGACCTTGATGCTGTTGACGCAAAGAACAAACAGGTTTCGGCATCGGCAAAGGATATGGCGGCGTCAAATGATGCCGTCACTGCGAGTCTTGGTCGTGCAACAACGGCGATGGCTGCGCGCACCAATCAAGATCCAGACGCATTGTTGGGTAATCTTAAGCCCGCATCTGAGGCTTTAAAGAACCTGACGGTCCAGAATGGGCAAATCGTACCCGCACTTAAGGCTACGACAGATGCTCACGCCAAACTAGGTGAAGAAGCGCAAAAGACGGGTGGAGCCCTGTCATTTCTCAAGAACCTGTTGCCTGGATATGGTTCCGATCATTCTGAGGCAGCGGGCCATGTAACGGAACACGCAGCAGCGCACGGTGCGCTGTCCCACGCGTCAACAGAATTCAGGCACGCAATTCATGCATTGCATCCTGTGCTCGCGACCGCAGGTGTGGGCATGGGCGAACTTGGCGCCTTCGCAACCGTCGCGCGTGGTGGTATCGGTGCTCTTGCTGCTGCGATTGGTGGCACGTTTGTCGCTGAACTGCTCAAGACTGGTGAAGAGCTTCGCAAGCTCAAGGAAGAGTTTCAAGCGACGTTCGGTGAACAAGCCGGGGCCTCCATGTTTAAGGAGGCCGAAGAAGACGCAAAGAAATTAGGAACAACGGTTCAAAACGTATTTCCTGCGATGGAGGCTGGCTATCGTTCCCTGCAGAAGGGTCGCTTTGAAGCCCAGCAGGATATGCGCAAGTCGCTGCAAGAATCCGGCACCTTGACGTTTGCTCCCGGCCAGGCTGGTCAGGATGCGATGTGGAATATGGCCCAAAGGCAGGGCTATCAATTTGATGCTAGTTCCAAGACCGGCAAAGATATTCAAGCGCTGATCGATCTGTTCAAAGCACTTGGCATGAATGAGGATGAAGCAGGTCGTAAGGCGGCTGACTTCTTCCTGGCTCTACCAAAGTCTGCAGAACAGTCCCGCGCCGCAACGAAAGAGGCAACAAACGATCTAATCAAGCTATATGAAATTGGTGGCAAGGGTGGCGACGATGCTGCGAAAGCAACGCAGCAGATGTTCACAGAATTGAAGAAGGGTGGACTTTCGTCTGAAGCCTTTGACAAGATTGCCGAAGAGTCCAAAACGGTCGGACAAAACATTGCTGAAGCGTTTGGATTCAAAGGTCCGGAAGCGATCGATAAGTTCTCTGTTGCGCTCGAGGGTGGCGCCGTTTCATTGAAAGATGTCATCGTTGCACTAAATGCAGTGCATATGAAGACCGATGAGATGGAGGTGCCTCCTGGCGTCGCAAAGAGTTGGTCGGATCTTAAGACTGAGTTCAAACACGCCTTTGACGTTATGGCAGAGGCGATGGACGAGAACTCTGCCAAGGGTTCAGGCTTTGCGGGCGTCCTTGATCAAATCACAGGCGCAATTAAAAAATTGGAGCCGGTGCTTGCGTCTGCAGTTGCAGGTGGGATAAAGCAGTTTAATGATGAGATAAAGGACCTTAAACAATGGGGCGAAGATCTTTCCAAGTTCTTCGACACTCTTCAAGCGAAGATTGACGCCTTCAGCGCCTCTTTACCGAGTTGGATGAAGCCGGGTGAAAACGGCGTGGGTGCATCGCTGCCGTCGATACCAGCACCGTGGTGGCTAGATTCCCTCAAGAACGTTTTCACAGGCATGGCCAATGGTCCCGGTGGCACGCCAACGGAAGGCGAGCATGGAGGGCATGGTGGCGAACACGCATCTGAACAGGTTAGCCATTTTGAAAGCAGCGTAAAGGATACAGGAGAAGCGGCAGATCATTCCAAGGAACCTGTTTACCAATTCCAGACTGGCGTCGCAACGATTGGCGCGAAGAGCGTTGATGCGACGGCGCAGCTAAACAATTTCGCTGCCTCAATCCAAAATGTTCAGAGCGCCGCGGGATCAGGTGGTGGTTCGGGTACTGGTGCGTCAGGTAGCAGCCCTGCTGCAGGTGCTACATCATCTGCTGCACCTCAACCCAGCCTGCCCAGCCCAGACATAACAACGCCAGCTCCAAGTGATACGGCTGATACCAGCGCCACAGCAGACGTAGGCGCAAACGCTGGTGGTGGTGTATATATGATTGGCGCCTCGGGTGGGGCCAACGTTGTAAACAACAACACGAGCGGAACCGATAGCATCGCATTGAGAGGGACTGTCTCTCCTGGCGAAGTTGTTGCCGTCATTCCATCGGCTCAAGCCAATTCATCTACGATGAGTGCTCTCCAGAACATTATCGGAGGCACTCCTGTAAGTATCGGCGGAGGTTCTGTATCGGGTGGCGTTGCTCCTGCGGCTGCGGCGCCAGTTGTTGCTCCCACAACGGCGCTTGATCAAACGGCGGCAGGGCTTATCTCCTCGCTACCAGTAAGTCCTTTCGTCACAGCCTTGTCTGGTTACATGCAGGCGATTTCGCCAAGCATCATCGGCATGGCCACGAACATTATGAACCAACTGCATAACCTCACGATCCCATTTACGTCACTGGGCGGGGGTGTGTTTGCAAATCTCAGCGGCCTTGGTGGCTTGGGTAGTTTCGGGGGCGGTAGTGGTGGTAAGCTAGGGGCTCAATCAGGTGGTGTGTCATTTCCGAAAGACAGCCAGTTTGATCCAAACTACCAACCCAAGTCCGATCAAGGCGGTGGTGGCAGCAGTAAAAACAACGGTCCGCATCTTGATGCGGAAACGATGGGCGCCGCGCAGGAGTCCCGCGCTGCCGCAAAGGGTACAGATCAGCCCTCGGTCTTTAGAATTAATGCAAAGGGAACGTTAGACCCGTTCAAGCAAGATCAAACGAACACCCCGACGACTCCACAGCCCGACGTTTCGGCTACGGCGGCCGCGAACGTGCAATCTATTCTAGACAGCCAAACACCAACAGCTCCAGATAATTCGTTTAGTCCATTCACAGCCAACGCAAGCGATTATTATTTCAATCAAGACACATACGCATCCTCTCAGCCAACTCAATCATCTGATCAAGCGACTTACAGTCCATTCCAGGATAACAGTTATGTAGACACGGCATTTAATTCTGACACCTATGCACCATCGCAGGATGTTGCGCCTGCACAGGATGTGGTCGATATTGGTGCAAACGCAACGGGCGGTGTCTATACGATCGGTGGTTCGGGTACTACAACCAAATCCTCAGGTGCAACTGGTACTGATAGCCTATCGTTGTCGGGAACCGTGTCACCTGGTGAAATCGTTGCAGTCATTCCTCCCGATAAAGCCAATCAAGCAACGATGGATCAGCTTCAGACGCTGATCAACACGTCACCCGTTAGTATCGGCGGTGGCAACGTCACAGGCGTTGGCTTAAACGAAAGCGAGCTTGCAGCAGCTGTTGCAGGGCCTGCTGGTCCTACGCCGGCGGGTCTTGATCCGACCATTCGCGCAATGATGGCGCAACTTGCGGTAATTGCATCGCCGGCATTTCAGGCTGCCGCAGGTCTGCTTGGCCAGCACCCGACACAACAAGCAACGGGTGGTGGCGGTGGTGGATCTGGCGGTGGCGGCAAAGGAGATCAACAGCCCAAGCCGCAACAGCAGGAAGACAATACGCCCGCTCAGGGCGCGGCACAGACATCGCGCGGTGCGGCGTCGTCTGGAAAATCGTCTGGCGCAAACGTCATCAAATTAACTGGTACGCCGCCAGCAGAGACGCCTACCACTGGTGGGTTCAACCCAAACAGTTACAATTTCTTGGACAATGCGCTTGCAGCTAACACTGATTATTCGCAATTTGCGCCAATGCCAGAGAGTCCGTTCACGAGCGGAGAATCTGATTATGCTTTCGACCCTAACAGCTACGCACCATCACAGGACACTGCCTACAGCGGATTTAGTCAATCCGATTATGTAAGTCAGGCCTTTGATCCTGCTTCATACGCCCCATCGCAGGATTATGCAACGGCAGACTCCATGGCAGGCGCTGCAGACGCAGCTGCGCAAATGGATAACTCTACAGTTGACATTGGCGACAACGCAACAGGCGGTGTATATACGGTTGGGGGTCCCGGCCCCGGGAATTCGGGAGATACAATCAAGCTTGTGGGCAACGTATCGCCTGGTGAGGTTGTCGCAGTTATTCCAGGCAACAATGCGACATCACAGACCAAGCAAAAATTGTCGGCGCTCGTTTCAGGTGGCGGAGGAGGTCCGCAAGGACTTGGCGTCACCAACGACCAACTTCAGTCCCTTCTATCGCGTATTATGTCGCTATACGCGGTTTCTAAAATTCAAGCTCCTTCGCAACAGCCGCAGGCAACGGGTGGTGGAGGTGGTGGCGGCTCGAAAGGTGGTGGCGATCAGAAGCCACAGCAACAACAACAGCAGCCAGAACCCCAGAAAGGAGCTAGTCAGGCGTCAAGAGGGTCTAGATCAACCTCAAGGAACCTAACGCCAAATCCTTCGCCGCCAAATCCATTTCAAAATCTTAACAGCGCTTACAGTGGCATCAACAACTCTGATTTCAATTACCTAGACGCTGCCAACGCCAATGGCGGTCAGTTCGGGCCGTTTGGGCCAACTGATTCCAATCTGTTCGATCCGTTCGGTGGAACCTACGGCGACTATGGTAATGGAACGTCGAATTTCTATGACCCTTACAGCGCGATCAATCCAACCACGTCGCAAGAACTTGGATTGGACAATCCATATTTTAACCCCTACGGCGTTGGACCCTATGCTGGAGATCCTGCTGGCTACACAGGAGCCGCTTTCGACACGAGTAATCTAAATTACGACACCAACTCGTTGTTCTCACAGTTGACCTATGGTCCACAAAGCCCATATGACACGAGCAACATTTACAACGATGTTAACTCTTCTTTCGGTGACATAAATCCCGTAGACACGTCAGCGCCAATCGATTACTCGGCACCTTACAACACCACGGGTGATTTCAACAGTGGTGGTGATTTCAGCGGCGGTGATGTATCGGCTGCAACGGGAGGTACCTTCGAAGTTCAGAACACGGACGGAGGTGGCACAGACTCGGTTGGCGTCAATATGCATGTCAACGCAGGCGAGCTCATCAGCGTTTATTCACAAGATCAGTTGCGGGCAATGTCTGGCGGTGGCGATCCACTAGGCACGATGACCTTCCCGACGAAGGGAAACAAGTTCGCAACGGGAGGTTCTGGCTATGTCATCAATGGCCAATTTATCTCCTCGCCGCAGGTCATTCCTGCAGCAGGTTATCAAACACAAGCGGAGAAGGCTGGAAGTCCATACACAGCGGCAATACAAACTGGCAACTATCAGATTATCAATGGCAACATCATACCGAATAGCCAAGCTGAACTTGCGTCACTGCAAGCACCGACAAGTCCATACTTCATCGGCCCTGCTTCTGCGAAGGGTCCAGCCGGCTTCACCCCATCGTATGAGTTCGCAACACCGCCACCTGCATTACCGGGGTTGGTGTTGCCTGGTACGGGAACACCTGCGTCATTAGGTGTGGACACATTCGCGACGGATCAAGGCGGTCATGGTGTTAAGACTCCGTTGACGCCAACTCCTGTGACAGAGCATGATCCTGGTCCTGCTGCAACGAACAGCCTTGGGCCCATGATTATGAGTGATCCTGGGCCCTCTACAAACATCAGTAGTGGCCCAACGGCTAGTGCGGGTGCAGGCTCCACAAGGCCCTTCGCAGCGCCGACAACACCACCAGTTCCCCTTGGTGCGCCGGCTGACGGTAACGTGAGTAGCACAACCAGTGGCACCAAATCAGTTAACGTCAACGTGTTTGGTGTAAGTAATCCAGCACAGTTTGTGCAATCTAGAATGGCAATCAACCGCGCAATGAGATATGCATAATGGTATCAATTCCTGTAATACCAAACTCCGTGGCGGTTGGAGCCGAGGTCGATATTATATCGGTAACGGCTGTCAATCCAAACGTCGGCGGTATATCGGGCCGACTTGCGGTTCGTGTGCCCAAGCGTCAATTCAATTGTACGGTAGGACCAAATGATACGCCTTCAGTTCGGGCAATCCATTACACTCATCGAAGGCGTTGGCCTGTTGCTATTCGTGACTGGGGTGATTTTGTATTCGAAGATGAGGACCTAGTTTACTCGGCTGGCGGTTCCGGATTCCTCGCGCCCCTACGTCGCTTAATTCAGCCAGGCGTAGGCACGCGTTATTTGCACCAACGTGTGTTGCTCCCTGACGAAGAGGATGTGCCCGTCGTTATCAAGGTCAATGGTACGCCGCTTTTACGCAGCGATTGGACATTCGACAATTTCGGCATCGCTGATATTCCATCGGCACATTTATCGTCTGGTTCGACGGTAACATGGTCCGGACGTGCGTTTGTCCCAGTATGTTTTATGGATGACACGTTAAGTGTCACCATAAACGTGCAGCAACAGGACACAACCAACTATGGAGTACAATCGATCCAGCAAGTCCGTTTCGAAGAAATATTCGAAGAAGAGCTCAACGCACTCATGGCAGAGACGGACGACAGCATCTAATGGTTAGGCAGTTCCCATTTGATCCAACGGTCGCAGTTGCGTTACCTGCGTTGGTAACGATATTGCAGGGCGACATTACTATTCGCTTCACGACATGGGGTCACACCGTGATCGTTGAAGATGGATCTACGGGTGTACTGTACGAACCATGGCCGGGCTCTGACATTACGGGCATACAGGTTCCATCTGACGGCACGCCGCTCAATGCTGACGTGGTATTGATGGCTCAACTCGGTTCACCTATCCAACCAGGTGATGCGACAAGGGGCATGCTCGACAATTGGCCCATATCGATTGAGCTGTTTGATCCAGGCAATCTTGCCGCTGGTACTTTCCTTATCATGACGGGCACGATCGGATCAGTTGAGGAGGACTCCCTCAATAAAGTGACGATCGCGGCTAACGGACAACTCCGTTTGGCTGCTGAACGTGCAATGAATGAGAAGTACTCATTGACGGGTCGCGAATCCCTTGGCGATGATCGTTGTAAGATTCCGATTTGCCTTGGTCAACAGATTGACTTCTACGACATTGCACGAAGTTCAGACTATGTTCCCAAAACCTTCAATGATGGGACAACAGGCCTAATCAAGGTGACGGACTGCTACGGTCGCGTCAGGACTGGAGTGTCGGGTAACGTTGAGGATTATGCCAACGTCTATTATGAGTGCACGACCCAAGGCACGACCGCATCAGTTGCCCCGACATACAATCCAGCGCTTGGTGCAACGACAACAGATGGCAGTGCCGTTTTCACAGCGAAAAATTCATGGGGTAGATACGCTCGAGGTTTTGCGGCCGATCCGTTCAATATTGTCTTTACCTCGCTGCCCGACACCCGCGCAAGCGATGACACATGGTATAAATTGGGTGGACTATTCATTCGTAGTGGCGCCTACAATGCGTTTCCCGTGATGGTAATCAACACATGGGATCATGCGACGTTAACGGTGACACTGTTCCTTCCGATACAGCCCGACCTTGTTCCTGCAAATACACAATTCGAAATTTATCCGGGCTGCGATTTGACGTACCAGATGTGTCAATCGCGCTTTGCGAATATTGCGAATATACGCGCTGAATACCTCGTCCCACCACCCGAGGCGATCACAGGCCTATGACCGACACGTACAACTATTATACCCAAATTGCATCGGCCGCAGCAGCGGGAGGCATCCAAGCGCCTTTTGCTGCACCGAATGGTTATCATTGGGAAAGCGGTGGCGTAGGACCGAATGGTCTGCCGATCCCTGTGCTCGTCGGCAACACGCAACAAATATCGGGCTCAGTACTGCCTGGCATTCCACCATCGATTGGTTCGAATGTCCCCAACCTGCAAACGATGATTGCACCTCACCAGGTGATCACGTTTGATACGATCGGTCAAACGATCTATTCCACATTGGGTCATTGTCGTTTGCCCTTCCGTTACATTTGGGTTCAGGGCCTTGATGCATTCGGTGACGTGCTCACAAGTGACAGCTTGACGTTTGCTGCAGCATTATGCGAGCCGATTGATCCTCTCGAGGATGGAGAGTCCTTTTCAATATTCGAGGGTGCGCAGCAAGTCTTCAACCTTGTGGATGGCATCACGCCTCCCGTCAATTGGGACCCACTCAGGCAGGCGCTTTTGTTGGCCGCTCTTGCAACGGCCGTCATCTATCCCGGAACAGAGGGGCAGGACCCTGATCCGACGATTACGGCAGACAAGGGCGCAGACGTCGTGTCTGCCAATCGCGGTCTGCGCTATATCGTCATTCAGGATTATCCTAGCATCGGTCTTCCTGCCTTGTCGCTCGTGTGGCAGCGCACGAATGACAATAGTGGCGGAGGAAGTGGTAAGAAGCCTAAACCATCATCGGGTGGTGCCGTAGAATTCCTTCCGGGTTCAAGCTGATGTCCATTCAGTTTTTCGTTGCAGGAATTTTTGAACAGCTGGGGCAGCGCTTCAGTATCAACGTTGGTACGGACGGCTTAGAAAGCGATCTGTGCTGGGGAGTAGTCCTAAACAGTCAGGCTGTCTATTCGCAGTTCCTGACCAAGCATGCTGGCCCCTATAACTATCTGATCATGGACGACATTGTAAACGGTGCGCCTATGATCAGGCTTATCCGTCGCGCCGTCAATGCAGGTATTGAAATAGACGCGGCCGTCAATCAAAAGGATTGCATATTTAGATCACCTGATCAACCTGTCATCAAGTACAATCGCGTCGATCCATCCTCGCTGCCTCGTACCGTTGAGTTGCAGTACATTTCGTTTGATCGCGACTTTGCCGTCAACACGCAATATGCAAGGAACGAAGGCGCACGCGTCCAACAGAACATTTTATCATCTGCGATCGATTTCATTTTGTCAGACGATCAAGCCAGAGACATGGCTTATGATTTGCTCTGGCGCATTTGGATGCAGCAGCTTTCGGTCACGTTCGAACATCCGGACCTGACGCTTGAGCCTGGCGACATTGTCCAAATGCAGACGGACAATGGCGTTTATGTCGTCCAGATCACAACGAGTCTGATAACAAAAGAGCCAATGAATTCGAGCGATTTCGGTCGCACAAATCAACTCAATGCTAATCTGTTGTTGACGCGACGTGGCGCGACGGTTCCTCCTGGTCAGGTCAATCAAAGTTCTGCATCATCTGGCACGTTCGTTATCACTGCTGGCGCCACTGTTTTGGGTGTTGGTGATCCGCCTGTCGTTGATGGTGAGTTTACGATTACGGCTGGAGCTACAGTTGCCGGTGTTGGTGATTTAGGGCACGTGCATAGCCATACGATCACGATAAGCGAAGGGCAGAGTGTCAGCCTCATTGAAACAAAAGGCACTAATCATAGCAAGGCAATCAATATTTCGCAATCTGAGGCAGTCACACGAACTGGTGTGGTTGGTAAGCGTAAGACCATCAACATCTCGTCGCCTGAAACTGTTACGCGAACGGGGATAAAGTTAAAAGGCAAGGCTATCAACATTTCACAATCTGAAACCGTTACCAGAACTGGCGTACCAAACAAGGTCTTCGGTATCTCGCAGGCCGAAACTCTCACACTTGTACCTGCTAGACCACCGACCACGCTCAACACCAGCGACAAATCGTCTAACATCACGTTGTCTAACGGCAACCTGACCGCGACCTTCGGTAGCGCTAGTGACGGCGGTGTACGTTCGGTTTCATCGAAGACCAGTGGAAAGTATTATGTCGAATTTACTCCGGGTGCCACTTGGTCCGGTGGCGACTGTTGTTTAGGAATTGCGCTAGGTAGTGCTACGATCAGTCCACCCGGCACTACTACGTTCCCCTTCACAGCGGCAGGAATAGCGGCTGTCTTTGCTGGGTCCAATCCGGCTATTTGGTTCAACGGCGCATTTACAGGCGACAATCTGCAAGCCACAGGCATTGGCTCACTTCTCCGCATGGCTGTTGACTTGGACAATAAGAAGATTTGGTTTAACAACCCGGACAACGGTACGCGATGGAATGAAAACGCCACCTTCAATCCAGCTACTAATACAGGCGGTCTCGACATATCTGCGCTATTCCCCGGCGCTGGTGCGTTTGTGGCAGTCGGTGCAAACCAGAACGGCGCTTCAGCTACAGTCAATTTTGGTGGCTCAGCCTTTATCGGAGCCGTACCGTCGGGCTTCACAGCAGGATGGCCTGCCTAACGAATAAGGAAACAAAATGTCGGGAACTGGTTCAACGTTTGCCAACGATTTAATGAAGCTGATTTTTCAGGCGGCTGCGATTGCAAACATCGCCGACAACGCAGGCTCCAGTCCGCTGACCAATCTGTATGTTGCACTTCATACTGCAGACCCTGCCGCGGGCGATCAAACGACGAGCGAAGCAGCATACACGGGTTATGCAAGAACAGCAGTTGCCCGCACGTCGGGTGGCTGGTCAGTGTCGGGGCGTGTCCTCAGTCCTGCGGCTGACGTTGTATTCCCATCCTGTACGGGTGGATCAGAGATTGAAACATTCTTCTCGGTCGGAGTAGCGTCATCGGGCACCAGCAAGATTTTGTATTCGGGACCCTTGTCGCCAACCATTTCAGTCGCAAGTGGCGTTACACCGCGCGTGAAAGCGGCGAGCACTATAACGGAGAACTGACATGCTCCAGATATCGCAAGACGCCCTAACCTTGATTGTAAACGAAGAGATCGGATCTCCAGCCCTTTATACAAAACGGTACCAACGTCCCGAATGGCCGGAAGGTGCATCAGGCATAACAATTGGCATTGGTTATGATTGTGGCTACCAAACAGCTAATGGAATCGTGCAGGATTGGACGGGAGTAATCCCTAACGAGATGATCCTTGCACTAGAAATGTGCGCTGGCAGAACGGGATCAAGCGCGGAAGCGCGTCTATCGTGGATACGACCACAGGTGCTTGTTCCATTAGATGCGGCTATGCATGTTTTCAGTAATGTGGACATGCCGCGATGGATAACAAGGACTGCAAATGCACTACCAAATTGCGAATTGCTCCATCCCGATTGCTTAGGCGCCTTGGTATCGTTGTCCTACAATCGGGGATGCTCGTATGACTTAATAGGGTCACGTTATCGCGAGATGAACAATATCAAGCGGCACATGATCGCAAAGGAATTTGACAAGATACCGGCAGAGTTTCGTTCCATGAAGCGTTTATGGAATAATGGATTGGTTGGTCGCAGAGAACGCGAGGCTCAACTCTTTGAGAAAGGCCTTGCACAGATGGCGGGTAACAAGCCCCTTGCCCTATTGGCACCGCACAAGCAAACAAACCAGGACGCGCTGGTGTTAGGCGGTGGTGCGGGTGCGTCAGTAATGTTTGGCGCACTCACGTCGAGCTCTCCTCATGATACGACTTTCTACATCATCGTTGGACTTGCAGCGGTCCTGTGCTTCGTCACGGGCTGGTCATCAATCCAATGGTTGTGTCGTTTCAAACGTTCACCTAAAGCAGACCCATAACAAAGGAGTTTTCACTATGAGCTTTCTTACGACGAACTGGAAAACGACGGCTGGCGGGATTGTGCTCATTGGTCTTGCGCTGTGCAAGGTCTTCGGCATCAACGTGGCTGGCATCTCCCTTCCCGATCTTCCGACCGCGCTAACGGCCGGCCTTGCGTTGATCTTCGCAAGTGACGCAACCACGCCGCCCGCCGCGTGACAGCCGCAACCATCATAAGCATTATCTCTGGACTCCTTGCGTTAGTCAAGGCGTTGGTTGGCATTGCGCAAGAGCGCCAATGGATCGACGCAGGAGTCGCAGAGGCCATGCAGAACGCTCT